ATTCAAGCTACGTGACCCCAGCAGAGTTGTAAATAATATTCCAAAAAGTAAAATTGTAAATAATGACAATGTGCTTGTAAACTGGGGACTACATGAAGCAATGAGCCTTAACGCATTGAATATTAAAGCTCCTTCACCCATAGAAAAGAACTACGTGTGGACAGGTCAACACAAACCTTTTAAACACCAAATATCAACAGCTTCGTTTCTTACTTTAAACAAAAAAGCGTTTTGTTTTAACGAGCAAGGCACAGGTAAAACAGCAAGTGCAATCTGGGCGTCTGACTATTTACTGAAGCAAGGTGCAATCAAACGGGTTCTAGTGGTTTGCCCCTTATCAATTATGGATAGTGCTTGGCGTGATGACTTGTTTACTTTTGCAACACATAGAACTGTTTCTGTTGCATATGGCTCATCTGAAAAGAGAAAAAACATAATCAAAGAAGGTAAAGAATATGTGATTATTAATTATGATGGCATAGGTGTTGTGCGTGACGAGCTACAAAAAGGAGGCTTTGATTTAATTATTGTAGATGAAGCTACACATTATAAGAATGTCCGAACAACTCGTTGGAAAAATTTAAGATTACTTATGTCCGAGAATACATGGTTGTGGATGATGACGGGTACACCGGCTGCACAAAGTCCCGTGGACGCATATGGTTTAGCTAAACTGGTTAACCCAAACGGTGTACCCCGATTCTTTGGATCATTTAAAGATATGCTAATGTTTAAAGTATCTCAATTTACGTGGAAGGTACGTGAAACAGCAACGGACACGGTGTTTAGAGCTTTACAACCTGCTATACGTTTTACAAAAGAAGAGTGCTTGGACTTACCCGATATGGTCTTTTCTAAACGAGCTGTAGAGCTGACGGCTCAGCAGAAAAAATATTATAAACAACTCAAAGATAAAATGGTCATGGACATCACAGGAGAACAAGTTACAGCCATGAATGCCGCAGTGAGCCTTAACAAGTTACTCCAAATATCTGCGGGTGCTGTGTATACAGATGATGGCGACGTGTTAGAGTTCGACATAAAGCACCGGTATAAAGTCTTGCGAGAAGTGATTGATGAGTCAAGCCAAAAGATATTAGTGTTTGTGCCTTTTAAGCACGTTATAGATATACTTACAAAGAAGTTAAGACTCGAAGGAATAACCACTGATGTTATTCGAGGGGACGTATCGGCTCATAAAAGAACAGCTATATTTAAGAGTTTTCAAGAATCATCAGACCCAAAAGTCTTAGTTATTCAACCGCAAGCCGCATCGCATGGAGTGACTTTGACCGCCGCCAACACAGTTGTGTGGTGGGGTCCAACAAGTTCTTTAGAAACATACGACCAAGCAAATGCCAGAGTGCATAGGTCAGGACAGAAACATAAGTGTACAGTTGTTCAGCTACAAGGATCTGCTGCAGAAAAACACGTTTACAGGTTATTAGATAGAAGAATAGACGTACACGCAAAATTAATAGATTTATACAAAGAAATACTTGACTAAGTAATTAAACGTCCTTATATATAATTATATAAGACGGGAGAATGTTATGAAAAAGAATATAACGCCAGATAAGCTAACAAAAGCTTACATTAAAATACGAGCAGAACGTGCCGCTTTATCAAGTAAGTATAAAGAAGAGGACGGTGTTTTGTTACGCCAACAGGAAAAAGTCAAACATGCGATGTTAGATTTTTGTGACGAAACAAGACAGACAAGTGTAAAGACTGTTGAAGGTATATTTTTTGTTTCAGAGAAAACGAACTATTGGATAGATGATTGGGAATCCATGCACAATTTTATTAAAGAGCATGAAGTGCCAGAGCTTCTCGATAAGCGTATAAACAAAAGTAACATGAAACAGTTTTTAGAAGAAAACCCAGACAGAGTTCCAAACTCACTTAATATTGAAAAGGAACGTGTCGTAAGTGTTAGGAAGAAGTAATGAATGAACCTTATGTAACGATTGAAGACGTAGCTAAACACTTTAGAGTGTCTATTTCGACCGTGCGTGGTTGGATACGTCAAAAATATATACCAGAAGATACATACATATCCATTAACAACGTGTTACGTTTTAGGATTAGTGATGTAACCTCTGCTTTAGTAAAAGTAAAAAGTGAAAATAGTAAAATGGATACATCTATGGATACAGTTTTAGTTAAAAAAGAATCAGAACAACCAGATTTTTTTGAAACCTTAGATGAAAATATATAATAAAAGGAGAATGTGATGGAATCATATATAATAAAAAATGTAACGGCTTTGTACCCAAAAATAAATCAGCCGTATAAGTTTGACGAAAAATTAAACCGATCAATGCCTTGCAACGCTTTAGACGACGGAGCAAGTTATTCGATTACTTTTCGTATGGACGAACCCACTGCAAAAAGTTTGTACAAGGCAATGCAAGCTTCTTATCAAGCCAATAAAAAAGAAAAATGGGGTGATAAGTTGGAAAGACAAGGTCTTTTTACCAGAGAAGACGAAGGCACGTACTTGTACAAAGCAAACTTAAAAGGTGCATATAACAAACAAAAAACGTTACCTCCACTACAAGTAGATTCTAAAGGCTCAAGATTGCCGGAGGATTTTCTATTAACAACAAATAGCACTGTAAACATTGCCGTAACTTTTAATCCTTATAAAGGGTATGGGAAAGAGAGTGTTAATCTTCGATTAAAAGGTGTGCAAGTTGTTAAGTATATTCCATTAGAAGACAAGAACCCATTTGGTGTTGTCGAAGATGGCTTTACTATGGAAAACGACTCCGATATGTTTAAGAGTAACGAATCACCTGCAGTGGAAGAGGAGAAAATAGAAGAACCAAAAAAGGTCACAAAGAAAACACCTCCTCCAGAAACAAAGTCCACAGATTCAGAAATATCTGAGATCATAGACGAATGGGACGATGAAGAACCAGAAGACGACAAATAAAACTAGCACCTCACCACGACTAGGTAAGTGGGAGCTTAGTCGTGGTGTCTTTAATTTAGGAAATAATTATGGAGACAAAAACATTTTTAGAGAGTGTGCTTGGAGAAGATGGGTTTTATAGTGTTTTAGCGTTTAATGGTGGAAGAGGTACTCAAAAAATATATGACTCAATAGATTCTGTTATTCACGCAACCACTAATTTAGATAATCGAGGATTAAATGCTTTTTTTGGTTTAGCCACTTTAAGCACAAACAAAAACCGCAAACAAGAGAATGTAAAGTGCCTTAAATCTTTTTTCTTAGATTTAGATTGTGGGCAAGGCAAAGATTACGAAAACCAAACAGACGCTATAAAAGATTTACGAAGTTTTGTAGCTAAACTATCTTTACCTAAACCTGTTATGATAAACTCAGGTAACGGCATACATGTGTACTGGGTTTTAAAAGAAACCGTTCACCCTGATGAGTGGTTACCCGTTGCAAATCAACTGAAAAAAGTATGCGTGACTCATGGGTTGAGGGCAGACCCTGCGGTTACAGCAGATACAGCAAGGGTGTTGCGTGTGCCTGGAACACACAACCACAAAGGTGGTACACCCAAACAGGTTACTATATTAGGTAAAGAAGATGTTAAATGTGTGGATTTTGAACATTTTTCTAAACTAATATGTGGAGACATTATACCTACGCCTGTTAAAACAGACTCGGCAGAAAATGCTTTTCGAGAAGCACTATATAGCAACTACGAAAACTCTTTTAAACAAATACTACAAAAAACAATCAAAGGAACCGGCTGTGCCCAGTTATTGAATATTGTCCAAAACAAAGAAAATGTAAGCGAACCTCTTTGGAGAGCGGGTTTATCTATAGCAAAGTTTTGTAAAGATAGTAAAAAAGCAATAGACATTATATCTATAGGTCACGAGGGTTACGATAAACAATTAACACAAGAGAAGGTTGATTTGATAAAAGGACCTTACCGGTGTGAGCGTTTTTTTGAACACAACCCCGACCTCTGCGAAAATTGTATACACCATAAAAGTGATAAAGTTACATCCCCGATAATACTTGGGCAGACTATAAAAAGATCATCAGGTGACCAAGTGCCTAAATACCCACAACCCTACTTCAGAGGAGCAAATGGAGGGGTATATGTAAGATTTATTAACGCAGATGGTGACCCCGAAGATAAATTAATATATCATAATGATTTATATGTTGTAAAACGTACACATGACGTCGAACTAGGAGAGTCGATTGTGATGCGATTACATCTACCAAAAGACGGCGTCAGGGAGTTTACAGTGCAACTAACCGCTGTTACTTCAAAAGAAGAACTTAGAAAGAAATTGTCTGAGCAAGGCATAGCAATAACGAGAACGGAGGAAATAATGAAATACACACTAACATGGGTGAATCATTTACAGATGACAGATAAAGCTGATGAAGCACGTCGACAGTTCGGGTGGACGGACGATAATTTTGATAGTTTTGTATTAGGTAATGAAGAGATTAGTAAGGACGAAGTGAAGTCTAACCCGCCCTCTGCGGCTACAACGGGTTTATTTTCTTCGTTTGAACCCAAGGGAACTTTAGAAGATTGGAAAGACACTCTTAATTTTTATAACAGAGATGGGTTTGAACTTCATCAATTTGTAGTGGGTACATCTTTCGGGTCACCCCTGATGGAGATGTCCCCTATAAACTGTGCGGGTCTTCACATTTATAGTAAAGAATCAGGTGTGGGTAAAACAACAGCTATGTTAGCCGCCGTATCCGTGTGGGGTAGCCCAGAAGAATTAGTTATGATCGAGAGGGATACGTATAACACAAAGATGAACAGGGGCGAAGTTTATCATAACCTACCACTCTATATGGATGAACTTACTAACACGAGTGGTAAAGAGTTATCTAATTTAGCATATCAACTTACAGGGGGTAGACAGCGTGGTCGTATGACGTCAAGTAGTAATGTTGAACGCCATAGAGGTAAACCTTGGAGTTTACTTGCTGTAACAACCGGAAACACAAGCATGGTAGAACGCATAAGTATTATAAAAGCAATGCCAAAAGCAGAGGCTCAAAGAATTATGGAGTGTCGTGTA